TCCCAACGATAAATACCTTTTACATTTTCATAATGTCCGTCTTCCATATAACGATTTACTAATTCAGAAATAATTTTCTCTCCGTCAGTTGAACTACAAGCTACATCAACAAATTCTCTATAATTATCACTCTCAACTAAACCAGCACACTCTGCATACCAAGAATAAGGGCCACCATACCATATTTGAATTTTTGGATTTTTTTGTTTTATATATCTGGCAATATAATCTGTTGTTACAATATTAGAAATATAAGTGGTAAATGCCACCACATCATACTCTGCTAATTTATCAATATACTCGTGCCACAAATCTTTAAAGTTTGGTAAGATTTCATCTTTAAAATTTGATTCAGAATTCCAAGGCGTATCATTACCCCAATCCCAAAACTTTTCTATGTTTTTTTCTTTTGTGTATAATGATGTTCTGATGTTCAAGTCAAATTGTTCAACCTCAACATCTTTGTTTTTAATGTGTGATTTTAAACTTCCGATTGCGAACGAAGGCGTTTGAACTGACCATTGTGGACAAATACATAGTGCTATTCTCATACAAAACAATCTCCAAGCATCCAAGTAATTAATGAGTATCGTCTACCTTTTGTGATTGGTGTTACTCTATGTGATAAAAATGCAGGAAATACTGTTATACTTCCTCGTGTTCTCGGTGCGGTGTAATTGTTTTTACCTGATTTGTCTGTAATTCCAAATTCTAAATTTCCACCCTCATAATTATCTGGGTCTGATAGTTGAACGACTGCGGTTAATTTTCTTAATGATGTTTCTTTTGAACCACAATCAGTATGCCATTTGTATTTACCACCATTTTCGTATCGTAGTATTTTGACCTTTTCCATTTCTTGTATGTTGTATTTCCAAATAGATAAATTGGACAATTCAAATACCATTTTTAATTTATTTCTGAGCTGTTCGTTTTTAATTGTAACTTCTTTGTTATCACGAACTTCTTTATTTAAAATATTTTCTTCATAATTACCAGCAAGTTCTGATTCAGTCGGTTGTCCTGTTTCTAAATATCTCATTAGTTTCTGACATTGACTCAATGATAAAAAGTCCTCTCTATGAACTACAAATTTAAATGTATCGTTTTGTATCATACGAACGTATCTCCTACTCCCCAACAAACACAAGAATATCTATTTCCTTTTGTTATTGGTGATACACCGTGTCCGGCAAATGAAGGGTGTATTATTAATTTCCCTACTTCTGGTTTGACTATTGTTCCGTCAAACAAACTAAATACTCCACCCTCATAATCTGTATTTAAAAATACAATACAAGTTAGCTTTACTGAACTAAAATTCTTTATCGGGTGGAAATCTGAATGTGGATTATACCAATCTCCAATATCATATCTGTGTGCTTGTAGTCTATTATCGTAAATACCTTTAATGTTGTATTTATAAATTGTTTGGTCTGCTATTTTTATGGCTGTCCAAAACTTATCAAGATATTTTTGTTCCGTTGTTCTACTGATATTTAACATACAAACACCATCGTCCATAACTGGTTCTTCTTCCCAAACCGGATTTTCTTCACCTGTGTAGTGTCCTTGTTTTCGTGTAGATTCTTTATCGATATGCTCTATCATAAAATCACAATCTTCTTGTGAAAAGAAATTACTTTTTTCAACTACCCATTTGAAGTTTTGATTTAACTTCAAACTTTCCATATCTATTGGTTTATACATTTTTATCCTTATTTGAAGTGGTCACCGATAAACAATTCTTGAATTACATATCGTTTACCTTTACTGATTGGAACAACATTATGACATAGAAATGCCGGAAAGAAAGTTATTGAACCTTTCAATTTATTCATTGAATACCACTCTTTTGTATCTTTATCTTGGATACCGAATTGAACATCTCCACCCTCGTATTCACTTGGGTCTGTGAGTTGAACAATTCCTACAATTTTTCTAACTGAACAAGTTCCTGCATTAAAGTCTGTGTGCCAACCATAAAATCCACCCTCTGTATATTCTATTAATTTTAATTCATCATCACACCCGTCAATATCAAAATGAAATACTTTATCATTTACGATATTGGCCATTTGAAACATTTTATCTTGTAACCATTTCCAATCTTTGTTTGGTTTTGTTGGTCTGAATTTATTTTCCTCTTGTTCACATAAATACCACTCATTAGTTTTTCTAATTTCTGGTATGACTGCATTTTTTCCTTGTTCATCTCCAACACAACCCGTTACATCTTTTTCAGATTCCATTATGTCTTGTAATAATTCATCACACTTTTCTTCTGAAAGAAAGTTTGGTATTTGAATTAAATATTTAAAATCGTTATTCTGTATCTGACTCATCTGAAACTAAAACCCTATTTGCAAAATAATTATTACTGTTACTTAATTTACCAAGATTATAAGTTTTAACTCTACCCTTATTTCTTGGCCTCCACCCTACTAATTCTGCACAAGTTAAATCATCTTTCATAATTTTATCATCTAATCTTAATGGTGCTTTATAATCTGAATCTACTTCAGAATCCCCCACTATATAAAATGGGTGGTCATCTGTGCATTCTATTTTCGTGTTATCACTAAAAACATACTCAACTATATTAGTGTGGTCTGGTGTATCTATTTCCTCTACGATTGAATTAATTAGTTTATTATTTTCTATATCATAGGATTTCACAACAGCACCAACTTTTATATCTTCTATTCTTTCATATGTTCCGTCTGATAATGTAATCATTGTTCCCTCAACAAAACATTTACCAGGTGGAATATTATGAACTAAAATATCTGATGTAAAGTATGTATCAATATCCTCAACATCTAATGAATAAAATGTTTCTTCTTGTGCTACTTCTGTTTTTGAAGTAATTTCCACTTCATTTCCGTCTTTATCTAAAAGATAATCTCCTGTTGACATATCATCTGGTAATTTCCAAGTCCAAGTATCTCCTTGTTTTAAGAAATATTTTGCTCCACCCCTATTTCTTGGCATTTTTATAGAACCATTAATTAAATAATACCCATAAAAATTATCACTAAATGTTCTAACAACAACTGAACCTGATGCGACTGAACCACTCAAATCAGTTGAACTATAACTCAACCAATCATCTTGGAAAAATTCATCTGGCATTCCTGCAGGTTTGTATGATTTTACAACATCACCCACTTCTACATCTTGAACTTGTGCTGTTGAATTGTCATACATACGAATTAAACTTCCACTTGCGGTTGAGAGTAATAAAGCACTTTGCATATGATATCTATCACCACTTAATATAAATTTAGGTCGTTTTGTTACATCAGAATTGATGTTATCTCTTAATAAAATTTGTTTATCTGGTGTCATCAAATATTCACTTTGCCCCACCCTGAAGTATCCTTGTGTTCCTATTGTTGAACCACTTGGAACAATATAGGTTTCAATTAATGACCCACTATCTATTGAATTCTGATAGGTAGGATTTGATGAAACATACTTATGAAATAAAATTGTATTATCAAAAGTTGTTCCGTCATTTGCAGGATTTTTAACTACAAAATCTGGATGATATGCATTTGTATCTGAAAATGAACCCGTATTAAATAATGGAATTAAACTTGCACTTTCTGGTGATGAATTTAAGATAGTTCTAAAAGTATTTTTGTTAAATGAACCACTAACAATTTCTAATAAATTGTCATCACTATACCACGGCGATTGCATAAACAAATGAAAACTTCCTGTGTATTGATTTTCTCCTCTTTGTGCAAAATAAGTGTGTGATGTGTTGTCATTATATTCAAAATTTACTGAAATATTGTGTTTTGCAAAACTCGCACTTATAATTGGTTCTTGAAATGATTTTGGATTTCTACCACCAGAATCATTATGACCATAAATATATGCAGTTGAACAACCTTTTTCGTTGGCGTAGTCTGCAACCAAGTCAAATGATGCGGATTGTTCATTGTATGAACCATAAATACCACAATTAGTATTCATTTCATTAAAATATATATTATCTGTGGTTTCTTGTTTGATGTAGTCAACACCAGATATAACACCAATATTGGTATTACTTGGCCAACCACCACCACTTCCTGTGATATAATTTAATAAGTTTTTTGATTTACTTTCTACTGACATAATGTTTTCCTATATATAAATATCATTTTTCCAACAAATCAACAATATCTGATTCTAAATATTTAATACAATGGATTATTGTGGACTTATTCCACATTTCAACGTCGTGAATTATAGACTTTTTACCTAATTTTTCCATTTCTCTAAATGACCTTAAATTCATATGCTTTCCAAAACCTCTGTATTCATCACAAATCCAAGTATTGTATGAATAGCTATTGTCCTTACCGACATTCATAATTTCAACATTATTGTTTTTAAAGAAACTTGGTGTGTCATATACGGGTGAACCTGTCTTATTCCAACTCTTTTTAACTTTACCACTTGGTGACTGCCAAACAAATGATATTATTTTATTATCTTTGGTAATGTAATGAAACTTTCTACCATTTTCTACTCTCCAAAAGTAATCATCAATGTTCCACATTCCGTCATAATTATCTATCTGTTTTTTAAATAAATTTAAACCTGACTCTAATAATTCTATCGTAGGTTCTTCGGTATGATACTCCCAACCATTAGGCAATTCTTCTAATGGCCAATGTCCATTACATAGTCTTTGAAATCTTATTTGCTTCATATCGTTCATCTATAATTTTCTTTAATTTTTCAGCATATAATTTATTTGATTCTGGGCCTGGATGATTTGTGTTCGTATAGTCAACACAATCAAATTCTACATCAACTAAATCTCTTGGAACATCTGACTCTGCTGCTTTGTGTTCTCCCCAAGTTCCCCATATAATTTTATCTTTTCCAATAATTCTATTTAAAAGATTATATTGATGTAGGAAACTAAAATAAATATTATAATCATT